CTAAGCCAGGTGGTTTGTATTTGATTTTGCTAGGCGCTTTCCAGCATGCGGAATTTGGATCGCTGCAAGCGCGTTCTCTATCTCAATAAGCTTTGCTTTCGTCCGTTTATAATCATCCTGCAACCTCTGCTCCTGCTCGTTATACGCCATCAGAACGATACACCCTTTCATGATCTTTACCGTGACCTGCTGCCCGGTATCAAACCCCGCCGCGCGCAGCCACTTGCCGGAAAGGATGATTTTCGGCGTGGATTTGTCGAAAACATTCGGGCGGTATCCCACAATTAACGAACGCTCGGTTCCGGATTGGTCGGTGTCTGGGGTAGAATGCGAATCAGCCATAATCAACTCCTTGATAGTTGGTGAGGTTAGCTCTCGTCCGGTATTGCGAGTACCCGACGAGGGCGTTTCAATTTGAGGTTTTTGTATGCTAAGGTACGTACCTCAATGAGGTTATCTTGCTCTAGTAGGTACGTACATGTCAACAGCTAAACGCGACCCTAACAAATCTAAATCCGGAAAAGCACCAACTTTTCAAATTCGCATTACGCCGGAGTTGAAGGCACAGTTTGAAGAAGCTGCGAAAGCTGACGGAATGAGTTTGGGTAATTGGTTGAAAAGCCTAGGGCGTAAAGAAATAGCTAGGCTTGGGAAAACCCCATATTAAACGAGATACTATGTATGGCATTCAATGAAAATGAAGAATTAAATGACAATGTTATAAATTATTTAAATTATTATCTTTCTGAAAAAAATAATACAGACTATGCTGTACAACTTGTTGGGCCATGGGGTAGTGGAAAAACTCACTTCATTAAAAGTTGTGTTTTAGTTAATAATAAATATAAATTCAATCCCCTTTACATTAGCTTGAATGGATTAATCACCAACGCAGAAATAACAGAGAGATTATTTTTTCAAGTACATCCAAAATTATCTTCCAAAGTATTTAAGGCAATAGGTTTTTTTATTTCTAGAGTAATAAATGCTGTTGCAGGAACCGATGTTACAAAAGACACAGATGCAAAATATATAATAAAAGACTTCATTTTAAATGTAGAAAAAAGAATTTTAATATTTGATGATCTAGAAAGATGTTTGATTCCCATTCAAAGTGTATTGGGCTATATAAATTCCTTTGTGGAACATAAAGCATGCAAAGTTATAATTATAGCAAGTGAAAATGATTTCACAAGTGAGCAAAAAGAACAATATGTAATAATTAAAGAAAAGGTTGTAGGAAAGACGTTATCATTAACTCCTTCTATTGAACAAGTGATAGAGGTTTTTAGTCAACAAATCAATAATGAATTAGCACGTAGTTATATTAAAAAGAACAAAGATTTAATAAACGATATTATAAAAATGTCCGGCAGTGTAAATTTTAGAAGTGTAAGGGCTATATTTGATGATTATGAAAGGTTAATTTCACTTTTTTGTGATTATTTCCAAACTTCAACTATTGCTGCTGATAAATTGTTGTCCTCAATGTTAGCTCTAGGAATAGAAATTAGATCGGGACGTATAACATATGAGGAAGTCATTGACTTACCAACAAACTCTTTAATTCATGCGTTATCTAAAACAAAAACAAATGGGGTTATTAACACTATTGATAAATATAAATCATTGGATTGGTTTGATCCAGTTATCCCATACAAAACAATTGCTTTCTTGTATTCGAGTGGAGTAATTGATATTAACAACATAAAATGTTATTTATCGCAGCATCCATTATTTATTAACGATAATGCTCGCCAATTCTGGAGAGAGTTATGGAGTTGGAGCGATCTTACTAGGACAAGATTTTTATTCGCACAGAAAGGTCTTAAAAAACAACTTGAAAAATGTGAAATTATTGAGCCAGAAGTAATTATGCATGTTGTTGGCATAGTGTTAAGTTTGGAAGAAAATAATGACATTAGTTTAACCTCAGGTGAAGATATTAAGGATTTTTTCTATAACTATATTGATGAGATAAAAAAACGAAAATTGCTTCTGCCGAAGATTTCTTTTTTTAGCGATAGTTATAGTTCAGTTTATGGCTTAGGCTTTATTTCGTCGGAAAAAAATACTTTCAAAGAGATTAGATGCTATCTGAAGGGGGCTGTTCATTATCGTTTAAATGATTCACTAAAAAAGACATACCCAGATCTGTTACATTCTTTTTCTTTAAGCACTAATAAATATTCATCTTTATATGAATATGGTATAGATGATGGCAACTATGGTGGAGTAGCTTTCTTACACTTGATACCACCCGGATATTTTTCTTATATTATTATTGATGACTGGAAGTGTAATAATAAACTAATGTCTTCTTTGCTTGCTCGATATACTAGAGACAAATATAACAAGCATTTAGAAAGCGAGTATAGTTGGCTTGAGAAAGTTGAAAAGTTAACTTATCAGATTGCTAATAAAGCTCTGGAACCTCATAAAACTCAATTAGCACAAAACTTAAAATACTACTTTGAATTAATAAAAGGTGAGATTTCTTTCACAAGAAATAATTAGATTTTGGCGGAAGATCACAGGAGTTCTGATTTGGGTGTAACTTTCTGTTTTTGTTGTGTTTTGTTTTGATGTGGTATTTGGGTTATACACATCGCTATACACATTGTTCCAAGTGTATGGTTCAATCTGACGGATAAAGCTAAAGTCCCTTCATCATCTCTAGAGCTGTTTCAATTAACTCTTCTGAAGGTTTAAATCTAGACATATGACGGACACATATTACAGGGATTTTCACATCATTTAGTACGGCTGAGAAAGCGAAAGTTGTGTAATAACCCTTCTGCTGCGTATAGATGAGAGTGTTTGGATCGCCGAAGTGTTTTAGCAAAATATTTGCTGCTGAAAGGGACTGTAGACTGTTGCTATAAGCGATAATCAGTTCAGGCTTACACAGAGGGATTGTGACATTCTCAAAAAATCTTGCGGAGTATTTTACGAGTTGTTCTACAGTTAGTTTGTGTCGACTCGCCTCCTGTTTGAGTGCTGAGGCATTGGTTGAGCACATCATTAGAGCATTAGTAAATACTACGTCTTCCCATCTGTAACCGAGGCTGATAGGTATCTGTTGTAGTCGCTTAGCTAGGTGAGTAATTCCCCATTCCCCCTGCGTCCCTAAATGGACATTCGAGACATGAGGCTTTGAATGATCCTGAATAATAGACTGGCTGTTGGTCATATGGGAATCAGCTGACGAACCATTGAAGCCCATCACAATGAGGCGTTTGCGTATAGGTGGGGAGGCTATTAATTCAAAAGCAGAATCGTAAGGTCTGCCGGGCAAATCAGCTAAGCCAAAGCGAGAAAGCCCTCCAAGAATAAAGTCTCTAGTCTTATCCATTATTCAAATTCTCTTGTGAAGCCTCATACCGACATCATACGCAAAAAAACTTTTTTTGCATTTAACTGTTCACACTGTTCACCTCGTTTATTTTCCGATTTAAATCATAATGTTAAGTGGTGATGAGTTGGTGAAGAGTGAACAGTCGATTGTTCACCTCAAGGGGCAATCAGACATAAAAAGACCGGCGGTTGCCGGTCTGAGGTAAGTTATGTCACTACGGTTTCGTCGCACTTCGGCAGCCAGTCGCCGTTGCTGTCTTCCCTTAGCGTCAGGTTGGTCTGTGTCCCCTGCTTGGTGTGCCGCTTGTCATAATTCAGCCCGTACTCTTTCAGCATCATCGGCAGCCCCAGCCCGAACATTTTCAGGCTCAGCACATGCTTGTAACCGTTCGCCTCCATATAGACCAGATAGGCGTGATAGAGATAGTTACGTGGCTGTCGCGGGATAATATTGGCGTTCCCCATAAACATCCCGTTTGTCTGCGGCAGCGCTTCCAGATAGCCGCAAAAATCAAATGTCGGGTCAGCATCGCGCTTGATGCTGAGCGCCTCGTCGGAGTTCTGTTGCGACTGGAGCAGTGCGCGCGCCGTCATCGGGTCGCTGAATTTCTGCATAAGCTGGCGCACGATAACGGCCAGCTCGCGCGCAATTTTATCCCTGAGCTGCGGGTCGCGCTCTTCCGGGGCAATCTGCTCCGGGAAATGAATAATCACCCGTCGACGTGACACACCGCCGCTGCGGTCGGTGAAGCGCATCGGGTTATTGTTCACGGCCAGAATCACCGCCGGAATATGTGTTGAATACGGGTTCTGGTATTTCGGGTCAACCGAGACCGCATCGCCGCCGGTGATGGCCTTCAGCCCTGCGCCGTCACCGCTCCATTTTTCCTGGTCCGGCAGACGTATCAGCGAGAAGCCAATCAGGGATGCACGCTTGCGCGGGTCTTCCAGCGTGTCGATGTCGGCCGACGTGGCGTTATCCTCTCCGGCGAGCAGGGTCGCAATTTCGGCCAGAATACTTTTGCCGCTCCCGCCGGGACCGGTGACTTCGAGAAAGAGCTGCCAGTCATAGCGGTTCGCCAGCACCATAAAAAGCGCAGCGAGTATAACGTCGCGCTTTTGTGGATTTTTACTGGCCGCCCGGTCAAGCCAGCGCCAGAAATTCGGCGCGTGGGTTTCCAGCGTTTCACCCTCAACAGGCGGGGTAAAATCCACGTCGCACAGCGTGCGCAGCCAGTACGATTTGCTGTGCGGGCTGAACAGGCCGGTTTGTGTATCGAGTACCCCGTTGCGAAAGCCAATCAGACGCCGTGCCGGTGCGGCCTGCTGCGGAATAATCAGTTTCAGGGTCTCCACCACCGAGGCAATTTTCCCGGATGAGAACGGGGCGCGCAGGCGCTGGAATAAATCAGCCACATTTCGTGAGAAAGTGGCGGCCGGGATATTTTTCCAGATGCCGTTTTCATAGCGGGACAGGAGCTGGCCGTTCGCATCCACCGCCAGCGCTTCGCCGTAATGCTCATGCACCCGCAGAGCCTTGTCGCTGGCGCTCATGGCCGTAAATTCCGCCTCGCTCATGGTATCAAACGGGCTTTGCGCCGGTGGCCGGATGGCGTCATATATCGCTTTCCGCGTGGCCTCCCCGCCGTGCTGCATAAAAGCATCATTCCAGTCACCGAACACCGGCGGCAGGGCAACAACGCCTTCACAGGCTTCTGCGGCCGCAGTGGCTTTTTTCTGGCCGTTGCCGTTAAGGTCACGGTCGGCGGCGAGGACAATCTGACAGGCCGGGTGTTTCTGACGGGCAAGGCTCGCCAGAGAAAGAAGGTTCACGGACGACAGTGCCACCATGACAGTTTCCCCGGTCAGGTGATGCACGGTGAGCGCGGTCGCATAGCCCTCCGCAATCCACAGGCGCTTTCCGGCCTGTTTTTTCCCTTCGATGACATGACATGCCCCTTTAACCTGACCGCCCTTCAGGGTGCGTTTGAGACCGTCAGAACTGATAAGCTGAAGGTTAACCAGCGCGCCGGTATCGTCATACAGCGGGACAACCACATCCCCGGCGCGGAACGTCACGCCGCCGGTTTTGTGTGTGGCCGACAGTACCGGACATTCCCGGTCGGGGAAGCCCTTGCAGGTGAGGTAGGCGTTGCCGCTGGCCGGTCGGGTGTTCTCCATGAGCCTGACGGCCAGCGCGGCCGCCGCCTTGCGGTCAGCCTCCGTTTCAGCCTCTGCGGCCGCAATCACTTCGGGGGCAACCGGCGGCAGGTTGCCGGTCACGGTGTTCACCTTCCCGGCAGCCTCTGATGCGTTCAAGCCGAACACTTTCTCTACCAGCTTAAGTCCGTCACCCGCACCGCACTGGTTGCAGTACCACGTCCCGCGCCCCTCTTTATCGTCAAAGCGAAAACGGTCAGAGCCGCCGCACACCGGACAGGCCTGATGCCGGTTTTTTATGACCTTCACACCCAGCGCCGGGAGAATTCGCGGCCAGTGGCCGCACGCCTGTTTTACCGTCTCTGTTACGTTCATTTTCATCGTTATTTTCTCCCTCAGTGCATAACAGGCGATTGCATGTGACGGCCGCAGAGTTCATCCATCACGGCCAGCCCGAGAAAGGACAGCGACGGCGCGGCCTTGAGCGGTCCGTCTTCCATTAAATCTTCCAGCAGTGCACAGGCAATCTGGCGGCCTTTTTCCTCGCCGTGCTGGCGCAGGTAGAAGCCCTCCAGTTCGTCGGCAATAGCGCTTTCCAGTGCGTCGAGGGTGAGGTGCGGGTAGCGGCGCTGGCGTTCGCATACCGTCAGCCATGCACAGGCCACGGCGCGGCGATACAGCGCGGCGCGTAATACGGGGGGTAATGGCTTTTTCATATGTTGCCCTCCCCGGTCAGCCAGCGTTGATTGCAGCGCTCTACCACGCCGTCGAGCTGGGCGGTCATAAGGTAAATCACGGAGGTGAGCTGTGACTGCTGTGCAGGGTCACGACGAACGGTCGCGCAGTCCTGCACCTGCATCAGCTCGTTGACGAGCTGGCCGACGTTGCGCATGTGCTCAAGGCATTCGAGGTCGTGGGCGGTAATGGTGGTGTGTCTCATGCGCGCACCTCCGCAACCGGCAGGCGACCAGCGAATGAGAGGACGTAATCGCGAATGAGAGAAAGACGTGCAGCATGTTCATCACCGGCAACGGTGCGGAGCATACAGATACGGGGCTTGCGGTCTGCGCGGCGAACGGCGGCAAACACAAAGACAAACTGCGGGTGTGACGGGGTGAGGGTCGTAGCCATAAGGCAACCTCCGATGGATAGCAAATTGTTGCTATCGCCGGAGTTCTCACGCTCGATGGCGATAGCCCAGACGGGGGTGAGAATACCGGCTCCATCGAGTACCGGCCAGCCCGAGGGCTGCCCCGCCTGAGCTACCATTGACATGATGGCATAATGTACGAATACGGGCAGGAGACTGAGAGTCACACCTGCACGAATGTCCGCACACCACACTTTAATCTGGCGCACTGTGGCGTTGATTGCGACACAAAAAAAGACGCATGGCGCGTCTGGTATCGCCGATGGATTGCTCGGGTTCTCACGCCCGGCTGCCGATTTTGCGACAGCAGGAAAACTGTACCAGGAAACACACAACAGAAGCAAGCCAGAAAGAGGGGCTGTTTGCTGAACGGTCATCATCATGCGTCATAACCCCGGTTACGTTCGGCAATGCGATCCGCCATCCATGCCGTGATTTCAGACTGCGCCCACGCCACGTTTTTGCCGCCGAGGGAGATTTGCTTCGGGAAAGCCTCGCGGCTGATGAGGTCGTAAATGGTTGACCGGGACAGGCCGCACAGATGCATCACTTCAGGCAGGCGGATAAAGCGCTCCTGAACGGCATCAGAAACCGGCATCAGTGGTGCGGCAGGGGCAGAAGACGGGGAAGAAAAAGCGGTGTGCATCGGGCTACCTCATAAAGTCCATACAGTGCCGGTCGTGTCCGTCCGGCCTCGGGTAGCTCTCTATTTTGTGAATATTTTCCCTCAGGGCAACAAGTCATTTTGTTGTGTCACACCACACAACAGACTGTTTTTCATACAGTGACAATCGATGGCAATGTTCTGGCACACCCTGAACATGTTCTGGCACATCCTCGCACAATAAAATAGAACTAAAAGTGGTTGATTTAAAAATTTTTATCAAAAAAAAGATTAAGAGTGAAAATCTCTTATCTCAGAAAGGTGAACAGTGGTGAACAGACGGTGAACAGTCATGCCATCAACTGTTCACCCTTTATCTAACTGTATTACTTATATTTTTATTTAAGGTGAACAGTGGTGAACAGTTATAAGTAAAAAAACAAACGATGAGTAAGGTTTTGCTGAGACCTGTCTCTGGCAAGCCGGGTTTTGAGTGGTGTTTGTGCCAGAACTGCCACAACTGCAATGAATCGAGATGTTGTGTGATGAAGGGCAGAATCATTTCAGGTTGAATAAACGGAGAGCCTGAACATGAAACCCAAAACAGTCATTACCGCCCTGCAAGATGTTGCCGCTCAGCAGTATGCAGAGAACAGCCAGCACGTCACCGACAAGCTGAGCGCATTTACTGCGGCCAGAGACACCCACGCGGCCAGCATGCAGGTACTGAAAGAGATTGATACGTCCATTGAACGCTGTAAGCAGGAGCGGCAGACCGCCCTTGATGAGAGCGCAGAGGCGGAGCAGGACTGGCGCAGCCGCTTTCGCACCCTGCGCGGCAGTCTCACCCCTGAAATGAAAGCTGAGCACAGCAGGCGTATCGCCAGTCGCGAGCTGGCCGACGAGTTCACCGGCCTGATTGCGGAGCTGGAGACTGACCGGACACGCGCCATGCTGAATGCCTGCTCCACCGGCAATAAATACCTTTCAGCGCATGACGATGCCTTTACCGCTTACGCCGGTGCGGAATGGGCTCAGGCTGTCAATGCGGTTCCTGTCGCCCTTATCCGCGCTTTCCTGCTGCGTGTTCGTGCCCTCGAAATGAAGGGAGAAAGCGCCCCGCAGTCCGTGGCCATCAGTGAGCTGCGCGATGCGCTGAGCCGTCAGGGCAGCCTGTATCACTTCGATATGACGCAGGAGCCGGTGTTGTCCGTGACGGGCATGCACCGGCCGCAGATTACTGACGTTGATACGGAGCTGTTACGCAGCCCTGCGAAGAGAATGATGCTCGCCAGAAAACTGGCTGAAAATGGCGAGACAGAAGCGGAGGAGTAAGCATGTTTCACTGTCCGTTCTGCAAAACCAGCGCGCATTCCCGCACCAGTCGTTATCTGTCCGATAACGTCAAGCAGCGCTATCACCAGTGCATGAACATCGAGTGCTCGGCCACGTTCCGCACGCTTGAATCCATCGACGGGGTTATTCGTTCACCGGTGACAGAGCCGGTTATCCAGCTACCCGCACCGGCGGCCATCGTTAACCGTGCCGGTGCGTAAGCACGGCCAGTCATCAGGAGAAACACACGTGACCACACTGACGCTACAGAAAGCCTTTGAGGCCTGTCAGGCAAACAAATCCGCCTGGCTGCAACGCAGGGAAGAACTGACGCAGGCCGAGCAGGCATACCGCGAACAGCTTGCCGGTAGCGGCCGGAGCCTGCAAACGCTGCGCGAGATTATCGACGTGAAAAAGTGGGAAATTAATCAGGCTGCCGGTCGCTATATCCGTTCGCATGAGGAGGTGCAGCGCATCAGCATCCGCGACCGATTAAATGATTTTATGCAGGCGCACGGCGCGGAGCTGGCCGCCGCCCTTGCCCCTGAACTGATGAATTATTCCGGGCAACATCCCGCCATTCAGCGCTGCGCCATGCAGCACTCACTCGATTATCTGCGTGAGGCGCTACAGCTCTGGCTGTCAGCCGGTGAAAAAATTAATTATTCGGCGCAGGATAATGACATTTTAACGGCCATCGGATTCAGGCCTGACGCGGCTTCGCGCGATGATAATCGTGAAAAATTCACGCCTGCACAGAACCTGAATTACACCCGCCGCCGTGCAGAACTGGCCGTGCAGTAGCCCGCTAAAAAAATCCCCGAAAATCCCGCCATTTTTACGTATAAAAGCCATGCATGCATAGGTGCATGGGTTTGCATGCGTTTTACAGACACTGAATTCCCCGCCAGCGCCAGCGCTGGCGCGCCCTGAGGCCGGTCATGCACCTGCATTAAAAGCGCCCCCTTAAGCGGGCAGGCGGGGCGGGGAGAGCATTGCGCGCTAGGAGTGGAATTGTTTTTATTTTTAGCAATGGAATTGACGAGGATGTGAAGCGCGCAGTGGATAAGGCTGTTGATGGCGGATAAAAAATAAGATGCGAATTTTTTAGAAGAGGAGCCATGTATGGCCCCTCAGACGTCAGGCAGTTTTAATACGGGAATGATGTTTGATATCTTTAAAAATGGCCTCTTCCTCCGACCGAACCTTTTCAGAAATCCAATCATTCATCATTTCTTCAACCTGATTACTCAATCCTTGAGATGAATATTTGAAAAAAACTTTTTCAAAGTCATTTGAAACCGCAAAGCCATCGTTGCTATTACCTTTTGGGGTCAATAGCTTAGCATAGCCTTTACTGGTAACAACTATAGGTTTTTTCAT